ACGACGACGGCGTGCAGGTAGCACGCACCCGCTTCTGATTGCCGACGTACTGCGGTGGCTTGCGCTCGGTGATGGTAAGTGCACCCATGTTTTCGAATCCTTCCTGTGTGTCGAAGTCGAATGACCTGATTGCCGTCTGCCTCGCCCACCCCCCAAGACAAGACAGGCGAGGCAGTCGGCGGCTCAGGTCAGCTTGACGCTTCCTCGAGGTCGGTGATAGCGAACATGGTGTTGCGCTGGTGGTAGCCCACCTCCATGTAGGAACGCAGGAAGGCTTCGTAGCCGTCCTTCGCGCCGGTGCCGCCGACCCAGTGGAGCACTGAGCCATCGTCGTCGGCCCACTCGGGAGCCGTGTGCTCGTACAGGTCCATCGAGTCGAAGTGCAGCCCGTACATCGCTGCGCCGGGTGCGTCCCGGTCGATGATGCATGGCAACGCACCGCCACCCTCACCGTTGCCTCCCCAACCGGGGACCGACAACAGGATGCCGGACACGCCGGCCCGCAGCTTGATCGACACGTTATCAGCCGTCACCGGGATCGTGTGCCGCTTGCTCGCGATGAGCATGTTGATCAGCGACATGGCGACACCCGAGTTGCAGGACACCGCGTCGATGTTCTTGTCGCTCATGCGGGCCTGCTCGATGCAGGCGAACATGAGCAGCACTTCGGACGGCGGGCGGGTCGTGCCACTGTTACCGAACGCGCCGGCCTGCCACTGCTTCGCACCGTTAGCGACAGTCAACGCGTGCAGCGCGGAGGTCGCCGAGATCGCGGTCTGCAGACCGGTGACTTCCTTCTGACCGTCGTTGTCGTTGCCGGTGCCGTCCGATGCGCCGCCGTTGCCTGAGCGGAACACGAAGTCGGTACCGGCGACCGCGAACGTCGAGCCGTCGGCTTGGATCGTGATCGTGTACGACCCTGGCGTGTCCACGTTGTAGTCGCTGACCAATGCACCGTTGACACGCAACGTCGGGTTGGCGACCGTGCCGATGTCCACGACCATGCCGCCATCGGCGAAGCATTGGTACACCTGCGTCTTGGTGGTCGCCGCTGCGAGCGTGACCACGGCAGGGTTGGCGTTGTTGTCCGACGCGCAGGTCGCGATCACGCCGTTCGAGGTGCCCCACACCTGGCGGCACAAATCACGGGTGTAGTCGGCGCGGGCGCCGTCCATCTCCAACTTGAGCGCCGAAATGAACGCGGCGGGCTCGGACTCGCTCTGCTTCATCGTCGGACCGGTGAGGTAGATGCGGGAGTAGTGGCGACGCATCGGAATCATGATCTTCTGCGTCGTCTGGTTGCCTGCGCTCGGCAGGGTGCCGTTGTCCGCGCGCGAGCCGACACCCGAGTTTCTTTTCGTGTGAATCACATGCACCGCACGCTGACCCTGGAATGACTGCCGGTTGGCGCGGGCCATGTTGTCAAGAACCCACGAGCTGTTGTTCAACTGCTCGTTGTAGTCCTTGTAGTCGTCCTTGAAGATCGGGTTGAGCAACGCGATGGTGCTCATATGATACCTCCGGTGAGGTGAGCGCGAGTTTCGGCTCGCGACAGGGAACGGGAAGGCCGCTTCGGGTCCTCACCGGCTCCACCGGCGTATCGGGCCTCATCGACCGTTTCGCCCTCACCGGCTCCACCGGCGTATCGGGCCTCTCACGTTCCCTCACCGGCTCTACCGTGTCTCAGGATTCGCTCTCACCGGCTCTACCGTGTCTTAAGCTACTACTGAGCACTCTACATCATGTCGGGCTTAGTTGCACAGCAGCTCCACAAGGTCCGGCATTGCCTCATTCTGTAGCGTGCGCACGGTGCAGGCAGCGAATCGTCACAAGCACGATCTGGCGGGTGTTGAACCGGCCCGGTATCTGGCTGACATGGAAAGCGGGCTCGAGCACCGACACCCACTCGGCGGTGTCGTCGGGCCACACACCAGCCTGCACGAGTCCGTCGATGATCGGTTTGACCGTTGCGACGAAGTTGTGCGGATCACGGCGCGTGCTAAGCGACTTCACCGGCAACGTGACCCGCACCAGGCTCGGCGGGTGCGCGCGTTTCGATGGCGGTCCGAGGCTGCACGCGGCAACCTGCGCCGCTTCACGCCACTGCCGCACGAGCGCAGCCTTCTTCATGTGGTGCATCCGGTCGTTGAGGTTCAACAACGGCGCCGGCGCGGCGAACTTGATTATCGTCGCGAACGCGTGAGGCGGAGGCATCACCCGACGCCGAGCCGGGCTGCCTTTGCTGCCTCGAGCCGGGCGGTGGCCTTCTGTTCGGGGGTCATCCCGAGTTGCGGGTCCACTGCCGACGGGATGCCACCGACGACAGGCGGCGCCGGAGTGGTGGCCGGCGCCGGACCCGGCGCAGTGACACCAAGCAGCGGCGCAACCTGCGCCTTCCACGCTTCGTACACCTCGGCGGGCGGCACGAACATGCCACGCTCCTGCGACATGCGCGCCCCGAGCGCACGCACCGAATCGGCAATGGGCGATGTCGGGTCGAGCCCCATGTTCTGAAACACGGCATCGACGTTCGCTCGCGCCGTCGCGGCCCGCTGCTGATCGGCCCACTCCTGTTGCATCCGTGCACCGTTCTCAGCGATGAGCCGTTGCACATCTTCCGCTGTGAGCGGCTGCGACGGCGACGGCGATGGCGCCTGCCCGTAGCCCGGCTGCTGCTGTTGCTGCGGCGGCGCCGGTGCCGCTTCATCAAGCAGCCCGCGATGCTGCGCGACGTTCATCAGCCACGCATCCATCACGTCGTCGTCGCCTTCGGCAACGGCACGCACGAACTGTTCGATGGCGACCCGGTTCGTGCCGGTCAACCCACCGAACTGTTGAGCTCGCGCTTGAGCGGCCTCGTCACGCAACCGTTGCACATAGGCTGCGTCAATAGGCTCAGCCGGTGCACCGGCCCCGGCAAGGGGGACCGCAGCCGGTGCACCCGGCGCAGCCGCGGGTGGGGCGGCTGCCGCAGGGGATACACCCGGCGCAGGTACACCGGCACCCCCTTGCGTCCCGATGATCTGATCTTGCGTCGCGGCAACAACCTGCGCGATCTGCTCGGCGCGCGGCTGCACCACCTGTGTTGCGTCGTTACTCATATCCGGTGACCTCCGTGGATTCCGTCATGGGTACTTCCTCCGATGCTGCAGACATCATCGCCGCGTCGAGCGCGCCTCGCACACCTGCCGCCGCCAACATCTCAGGTGGCACACCAGCCTGCATCAACGCACCTTGCTCCTGCGCCGCCGCCTCAGCCGCCATCTGCTCACGAATCTTGTCGTGCGCCGCGATGTGATCGTCAATGATGCCTTGTTCGAGGGGGGAGGCCATCTCGTAGCTCGGCGAGTTCCGCTGACGCTCATGCCGTTCCAAGTGCACCGCATGGTTGTGATGTTCTTGCGGCACGACCACCGTGCCGGACATCATCATCTCGTTCTCCCACTCGGCGAACGCAGCGTCATGATCGAGGTGCGACAGCATCTCGCGCAACGACGACAGCCCGGTGATCTTCGCGAGCGTCGAACCGTCTATGCCTTCGAACACCTGCGGGAACGCGTTGTGCATCTCGATCAGCGAGGCACGCAACGCCGTTTGGGACTTCGGCATCACCGATTCGAGCGGGACGTTGACGACGATGTTTGGGTCGATGTCGTCACGGCCCCATTCGCGCACGACCGGCACACTGTTGCCTTCACGGTAGATCGTGGACTGACGGCGTTGACCTTCGGGCATCCGGTAACGCAGAGTGCGCATCACGCTTGTTGCGATTACGCTCCACCCACGGCTCACGTCTGACGCGAATGGGCCGAGAGGGCCATCGGCTTTCTCGGCGAGCAACGCGAGCGCGGCGCCAGAGTTGCGGTCGCCAGGTGCGACGCCACGGGCGATGTCGGGTGAACCGGCGAGATCGTTGATCTCGTAGTCGATCCGGTCCACTTCGCCGACAAGCCACCGTGCCACTTCGGGCGGCGTCATCCATTCCGGTTTCGCTGCGGTGCCTTGCACGTCATAGTCCACGACCTCGCCGGCTTCATCAGTGAAATCGTCAGGGTCAGCGGTGCCGTTCGGGTTGAGGATGCGTGCGTTCGATGCACGGCGCACATGCTCACGGATCGCCTTGCGTACCTCGTTGTACGCCATCTGCGGATGCCGCAGGTCACTCCACCACGGCAACGTGATGTACGTGTTGGTCTTGGGGAGATCGGCACGGAACACGTACAGGTTCAGCCACGGATGCGGGTAAGGCCACGGCGTCGAAAGCACGCATGTCCCGTTGACGTAGTGGGCGACGCAGCCAGGGTAGCCTGCGGTGGGTCGCTTCGTGAGGACCGTCACCGCACAGAGTCTCATCTGCCGCGGGTCGGTCGCGAGCAGGTATGCCATCGGTGAGCGCAGAGCTGCAGCATCGGGGCGCGGTTCAACAGGAAGGTTGTAGAGCCGTTGCACCTGTTTCGGTGGGGCGCCGTACTGCCTGATCCAGAACTCGGCGTCTTGCTGTCGGCGGCTACCGGCCTGCAACCCGAACTCGTCCACCGACAACGCGGTCAGCTTCATCCCGCCGCACGGGAGTTGCATCTGTGTGATCGGGTCGGTGGGTGGCGGGGTCGGGGTGGCGAGCGCCGGCGAGTTCGCGTTCTCATCCCATTCCCAACACACCGCGGCGATACCACCGAACAGTCCGGCTTGTGTGTGTTGCGCGCGAACCGCTTCCCAATCGTCGGCTTCAGGTGCCGCCATCGACTGCAGCACATGCTCGGCGAGTCGCTGCCCACGCAATCCGTCCTCGGTTGGACCGGAGGGGCGCACCTCGAGCGACATCGGCGACGACGTGAGGCGGGCGGTGGTGGCGCGCCGTCGGGCACGTGTCTTGTTGACGTTCATCCGTTGCAACCGGTCGGTGCCGACCACTTCGCGTACAAGCACCTGATTGATCGACAGGTTCCAACGCACGTCCTGGTCGCCGAGATCGAACGCTTCGTTGAGTCGGAACTCGCGCCGGTTCAACGTGAGTTCGTCGCCGATGTCCTGCCAGCATTTGAGCACTTCGCTCCACGGCGGCACCTTGTACTCGGCTGCCGGTCCGGCTGCCGTCATCGACGGCACCTTGTACTCGGCTGCCGGTCCGGCTGCCGGCTGCGTCATAGTATCAGTCATGCGAGGATGCTACGCCGTGGCTTGCCCGGTTCACGGCATCACTCGCGGGTCGAGCGGTTGCGGTTCAGGTCGCGGTTCAGGTCGCGGTTCTGCACGTTCGATGGCTTCGGCTCGGGCGGCTTCGGTGACGGATCGTGCCGCGGCAAGCCGGGAGAGACGCACGTTCTGACGCACCAGGATCGTCGCAATGTAGGACATGGCGCCGAGCGCGAGGCCGACGGAACTGATGATGACGCAGGCGACAGCGACGGTCATAGTGTCCGACCTTTCACCGGTGCCGCCTTCGGTGGCGGTACGTCCGGTACACCCTGTGTGGCGGCGGCAATCGCCCGTTCCCGTTCACTGCGCGCTGCGGCTTCGTCCACCTGTTGCTGTTCGACGGCGGGACGCTGAACGGCGACAGAGGCGAGCACCGCGTCACGAGCTGCGTAGGCGGCAGAGAGTTCGCCAGTGAGCGCCTCGACGCTCGCCTCGAGATCGCCGACAGACCCGTGCAGTTCATCGAAATACGTCTGCGCGACGACGAGGTGCCCCATCTTGGTGCCAACCTCGCGTGCCATGTGCAAGATGCACGTGCCGCAGATCACGACTTCGCTGTCGGCGAGTTGGCCGGGCTGGTGAATGTCGATGCCGGTGGACACGGCAGGGAGCCGCGGCTGATGGCACACGAGGCAACAGCCCGGTGCGAGCGTGTAGCGGTCAACAACGGTGATCGTCATACGGGTGCCCCCTCGAACTCGTCGGACGGCAGGATACGTGCCATCACGTCTTTCGCGTATGCCATGTTGTCACTTCGTGGGTTGTGAACTAGGGGTTGCAACCATCACCTTACACGTCCCCGGCGTGCCGCGCGTTGACCTTCACGCCGCAACCGTTCCAAATTGCGAGCCTCGAGCCGTTCCACCACGTTCGTCGGCTCGGGCTGCACCTCTTTACGGCGCCGCTTGCGAGGCTTCTGCGCCAACAAATACCGCAACGCATCGAGCGCATGGTCCGACTGATCGGTGTCCAAATCCTCGGGGTTGCCCTTGTCGGTGAGTGCATCCGTCAACTCGCGCACAAGGTTCGGGACACGGCCACGCATGATGAATAACTTTGGTGGCTCACCGTCGTCGTGACGCAGATACTCGCGCACGTTCGCCCACCCGCTCTTGCGGTCACGGATCGCCTTGTCGAACCGGACGCCGGCCTCCCCCCACTGATCGGCAATCGCCTTGCCTTCACCGACCGACGTGAACGTGGACGGGTCAGCGACACGATGCCGAACCCGATAGTGCTGCTCGTGTCCGTCGTCATCGGTGTAAGTGAGCATCGCCTGCATCTGTTCGGCTTGCTGACGGGCGGTGAGCCGCACGTCGTAGCACTCGCCGAACACGTAAGCCGTATCAGTGTCAGGATCCCATGCGACCGCAACCGCGGCATACGGCTTCGCGTAGCCGTAGTCGGCGCCGATCCCCACCTCCCACGTGTCAGGGATCGGGAACGGGCTACACAGATGCACCTTCACGTCGAACTCGGCGAAAAACGCGTCATCGGCCACCGTCCAATCGCCATACAACTGGCGGCGACGGTCACGCTCAGGTAGAGCGTTCAGGTTGCGAATGTACGACGCATCGAGATACGGGTTGTCGCGTGCGAAGAACTGGACGAACGCAACAACGAGCTCATGCTCAGAGTCAGCCTCGATGTGGAAATCTTCGACTTCGGCGACGGTGCGTGGCGCCGGCACCTTGCGCGCAACCCGCACCTTGTCCCAATCGACGTTGCCATCGTTGTCGCTGAACCCTCGCGAGATGTCGTACACCGTCACCCACTTGCCCCAGTCCCCTTCCTCCGAGGTGGGAATCACATACAGGTCGCGGTGATGAGCAAGCGACTTGCTACCAGGGTTCGTGGCGAGCATCAGATGTGGACGCACACCCATCGCCCGACGTTCCGGTGAGGTGCGCAGACGGGCTTGGATACGGGAGATCGCGAACGGCGACAGCGTGGTCGATTCGTCAATGCCGATGAACTCGTACTCGGCTGACAGGTAGTCGGTCACGTTCTGATCATCGAGATAGCTCATCTCGATAGTGGAACCGTTCGGGAACCACCACACCCGCACGTTGTCTTGCTGACGTAGCACCGCGAAGTCGCCCGAGTTGGCGACGCCGCCACGCCGGCCCGGCAACGCGTCGCCGGTCTGAATGAACCGCATCTTGCTGCGCGGCACCAGCGAACGGCGCAGCTCGCCGAGTTTCGTTCGCACGATCAGCGACCGATGATTCGGCACCTGCTTGCTCCACCACCACGCGTGGTAGAGCATCCCTTCGGACTTGCCGCCACCCGCTGCGCCACCCATCAGCAGGTGATCGACTTTCGAGCTGAGCACATGGGCTCGCAACACCTTCGGGGTGGACCGCAGACTCCACGCCGCTTTCTCCGCTTCGAGCAGCCGCAGATATTCCTCTTGCTGCACCGGTGACAGGTCGCCGAACTCAGCCTCGGTGAGCGTCAACAGTTCGAGAGTGTCGGTCGTCATGCGCCAATCGCTCGGGCCGGTGTGTGTTCGATGCTGCCCACGTCGATCACCGTCTTACCGGTCAACTCGCGGAACCGCTCGAGCCGTTCCTCGCTGGTGCGTGGCGTGTCGTGAATCTGCGTCGGCAACCCGCGATCCAGCCGGCTGATCTCGCTCAGCAACTTGGCGACACGCGCCGCGTCCAACGCCGACGACAACGTGAACTCGCCGTCACCAATCTGCGTGATCAACGCGTCAGCGATGGCGTCGCACCGCTCGGCACGGGTCAGCAACGTCGCAGTCGCCGACGCCGTATCTTTGCCTTGCGCCTGCAGTTCGGCAACCTTCTGCTCCGCGACGAGCGCGAGCTGCGTCGCTGTCTCGGCGGCACGCAGCGCGGCGCGTTGAGGGTTCGCCTGGCGTCCTCGCCGCTTCGCGGGCGGTTTCGTCGTCGGCTGCTTCGGCGGCGGGGTGTCAGTTCGCTTACCCGGCATCGGTCGCTTCTTTCGCCAACGCGCTCCACGCTTCGATTGCGCGTGCCGTCAAGCCTTCCACCGCAGCACCGGTACTCGTCGGCATCAGCCCGTGGGTCACGCTCATCTTCGCCATCATGTCCACTAACATGCACCCTACGGCAGCGGCGGCGGCACATGCAGCCCCGTCCTCGCCACGGAACGGCAAGTTGAAGTGGCAGAGGACCGCTGCAGCCTTCGCGACAAACTCGGGGTTGGCGTTGTCGCCGCTGCCGAGCAGCTGTGACATGGCGTCCTCGCGGGCCTGGTCGGCGAGGACGGCTTGCATCGCTGCGTGTTCCTCGTCCATGCGGCGCCGAGCCTCGAGCAACGGGTCGTGCGTCTGTGATGTGTCGCTCATGTGTTGCACTCTATCGCGGGTCATGTATTGTGTGGGGCATGGCGCTCGGTTGTGAATGGGGGGAGTGGCAAGACCCGTCGGCCCTCCCACCCGACGTGAAAGACCACATCGCGAAGGTCTACAACCTTCCACTCTCGCAGATCAGCCGCCTCCGTGTCGGCTACAACCCCGACGCCGACCTCACCCTGTACGACGTGGAGTTCGTCTACCGGGTCACCGTCGATCTCGCCGAGGTGCGCAAGTGATCGTCGGCCCGCACCCGGCGCCCTACTCACGCGAACTCATCCCGCACAGCGTGTCGGCGGCGAACACCTGTACCTGTTCCGCAAACCCTGCAACACCCTTTTGGGAGACTGACGACGATGACCCACGAACCCCACTCACCGGACTGCCCTGCAACCGAAGCTGAATGGGAACGATGAACCTCAACGAGCTCTCCCCGTGGCAACCGAAACGCGACCAATGGGGACGGCCACTCATCGTGCCACCCACCGGAGGCGACCCCATCGGCTACACCCGAGTCACCACCGTCGCCAAAACGCTCGACACGGAACATGCGTTGTCGAACTGGAAGCAACGGATGACCGCAGCCGGACTTGCCCGCCGACCCGACCTACTCGCGTTGATCGCATCCCATCTCACCGTCACCGGCGACATTCCCATCGAACAGAAGAACGCGGTGCAACAGTGGTGCGAGGAAGCACAGGAAGCGGCACGCGCATCGGCAGGTGCGAACCTCGGCACCGCGTTGCACAAGTTCACCGAAACGCTCGACGCCGGGACTGAACTCGCGAACGTGCCCGAAGCGTTGCGCAACGATCTCGACGCCTACCGACAACTCGTCACGCAACAGCAGTTGCACATGGAGATGATCGAAGCGTTCGTCGTGTTGGACGAGTACCGGGTCGCCGGGACGTTGGACAGGTTGCTGCGCCTCGACGGTGTGGCGCTCGCGATCATCGGTGACCTCAAGACCTCGAACAACATCGACTACTCGTGGCTGAGCATCGCCGTGCAGCTCGCCACCTACGCCCACGGCACCCTGTACCACGACGGGGTACGCACCCCTCTGCCGCCTGTCGATCTGAACACGGCGCTCGTGATCCATCTGCCATCGACGCAGGGTGAGGCGTATCTGCATTCGGTGGACATCGCTGCCGGATGGGAAGCGTTCCACCGGTCGCTGTGGACCCGCGAATGGCGGGATCGCACCGTCAACGAGTTGAAGGCGTCGGTAATCATCCCTAAGACGGTCGGCAACTTCGTGCCGGCTGTCGCCACCGAACTGATCCCGCAGACGCCACACGAGCAACCCGCCGACAACGGCCCGCTTGCCGATCCTGCGCGGGTCGAATGGGTGAAAGGTCGGCTCAAGGCATTGCCTGCCGACGCGGCCCAGGCACTCGCGAACGTGTGGCCCGCCAACGTGCCCGGCTTCAAACAGGATCACCGTCACACCGAATCGGAACTGGCACGCATCGAGTTCAACCTCGGCTACATCGAGGCGCAGTTCTCCGTCGCGTTCAGCCCCGCATTCCAACCGGTCGAAATGATCGACGCCTACATCGCGCCGGTCATCGAACTGCGCCCGCAGGCGGCACCCGAACCTGTCGCCGAATGGGTGAACGAGGTGTCGGACTATCCCGAAGCGGTACGCGACGCGACGCGCGACGCGTTGCAAGCCGACTTCCACGCCCGCGGTGACGCCGTATGCACACGGGTCGCGACATGGTTCGCCGAAGCACTCGAGGCGGGCTGCCCGTTCTCGCTGAGCAAGTGCCTGTCACAGCGGCGTGTCGCGATCCTCAACGCGTGCTACAGCCTGATCGAACATCTCGAAGCCTACGATTTCGTGCTTGCCGCCATCGCCCATGTCACCGGTGAACGACCTGCCACGGTCGGCGCCGGACTCGGACGACTGACACGCACGCAAGCGGACACGCTGCGCACCTTCGCCCTCGACGTGAGCCGAGGCGAGTTCGCACCGATCTTCGACAACGAAGGCACGTGCGAACGATTCCAACCCATAGCAGAGCAGAAAGCAGAGCAGACATGAAAGCATCAGACCTGGCCGCACCGAGCGGCACCGCCGCAAAGTTCGAGGTGATCGGCGACAAAGCCGTCGGTCGCATCGTGCACATCGGCGACTGGCAGACCGGCACCAACAAGTTCGGCAAGGAACGCACCTCGTTCCGTATCGTGCTGGACCCGAACCGCAACAACGTGCCGGACGAGTTCATTGCGATCTACCCCGACAAGGGCGGCACGATGGCGCGAGCCATCGGTGAAGCGATGAAGGCTGTCGGCGAGGACGAGCTGCGCGTCGGCGCGATGCTCGGCGTCGTGTTCTCGGCGACCGAGGACGTGGGCAAAGGCAACCCGCTCAAGCGGTTCGCGGCGCAATACCAGCCGCCCGCCACCGTGTCGGCCACCAGCCTGTTCGACGGGGCACAGCCACAGCAGGCGCCGGCACAGGCGGCACTCCCGCCGCAGACTGTCAACAACCTGTTCGACAGCTTGACCCTGTTCTAGCCGCTGCCCGCACAGGGCAGTAACGTCACGAGCCCCGGTCGCATCAGACCGGGGCTCGCTCGCTCTCAACACTCGTGTCGCAAGGTTGGTGCAATGAACGATAGCCCGTCCGCCCTCGAGATGGCGCTCCTGTACGCGCGTCTCGGATGGAGAGTCGCGCCGGTGAAACCCGGCACGAAACACCCACGCATTGACGAATGGCAGACCGAAGCCACCACGAACGTCGTGCAGATCGCTGCATGGTGGGGATGGATGCCGGACTCCGGTGTCAGCTACGTCATCGACCATCCCCACTTCGTGCTTGACGTGGACCCGCGCCACGGCGGCGACGAAACGTTGCGTGACCTTGAAGCGCAGTACGGTGCGCTGCCCGACACGGTGCGCGCCATCACCGGAGGCGGCGGCACGCATCATGTGATGCGCAACACCCGCGACGTACAGATCGTCAACAACGCAGGCACCGCACTCGGCGTCGGACTCGACATTCGCGGTGTCGGCGGACAGATCGTCGTCGCACCCACCCTGCACCCCGACACCGGCGTCGCCTACGCATGGGAGATCGGCTACGGCCCCGACGAACACGCTGTCGCTGACGCACCCGAATGGCTGCTCGACATGCTCACCGCCGTCCCTGTGCGGGAACCTCGCCGCGAACGGTCAGCGCGACCCGACGGCGAGGAACTACCAGGCGACGCGTTCAACGCGTCAACGACATGGCCCGACCTGTTGATCCCCGACGGATGGACACTGCACTCGGTGCACCGCTCAGGGTACGAACTGTGGCGAGGCCCGCACCACCACGAACACCAGGGGCCGTCAGCGTCGCTCTACTACCGCAACACCGATCTGCTCCACGTGTTCACCGGTTCGATCCCGAACCTTGTGGAAGATGAAACCTACGACAAGTTCGGCTACGTCGTGCGCACCCGATACGGCGGCGACTTCGCCGCAGCGGCACGCGAACTTGGCGCCGACCGACGCGCCGAACGTGACGACGCGATCTGGAAGATGCTGACCGCGAACTCGGGCACCTCGGCAACGACGGCACCCGCCGCCGACAACGACGACGATGACGACGACGAGCTCGAAACGAACACTCGCATCGGCGGCGACACAACCCTCAGCGAAGTGCTCGTCGAACTCTCAGGCGGCAACCACCGGTTCATCCTGCCGTGGGGACAATGGTATGCGTGGAACGGTGAGGTATGGGTCCCCGACGAACACGAAACGATGATCCAAGAGGTAGCGAAACACGTCAACCGGCACCTCATCGGTGAACTGGCACGCGCCACCTCCGAAGATCACCACAAGACGCTCGTAAAACTCGGCGACCGGGCACGCACCGCTGCAGGCGTGAAAGCGATGATCCAACTCGCACGGTCACACCCGAACATCGTGCTCCACTACGACGAACTCGACCGGCATCACATGCTGATCACCGTCGGCAACGGCTGCCTCTATCTCGCCACCGGCACCCTGTCGCCGTACAACCGGGCGCATTTCCTCACGAAACGAACCGACGTGACCTACGACGCGGCGGCGACCTGTCCACGGTGGGAACAGTTCCTCGAAGAAGTGCTCCCCGACGCCGACGTGCGCGACTACATGCAACGGTTCGTCGGTTACTCGCTCACCGGGCTCACCCTCGAACACGTCATGCTGTTCCTCATCGGTTCAGGTGCGAACGGCAAGAGCGTGTTGCTGTCGGTACTGCGCCGCCTCCACGGCGACTACGGGCGACCGATGCGAAGCGATGTGCTGATGGTGCAACCCAACCAGCAGCACCCGCAAGAGGTCGCCGCGTTGCACGGCGCCCGGCTCGTCACGTCGTCAGAGATCGAAGCAGGCTCACGGCTGCACGAGCCACGGGTCAAAGAACTGACCGGTGGCGACGCGATCTCGACACGGCGGCTCTATCAGAACGAGTGGACGTTCACCCCGACACACAAGTTCGTGCTCGCCGCGAATCACCTGCCGACGATCCGAGGTGGCGACGAAGGCATCTGGCGCCGGCTGCGGGTCGTGCGGTTCGACGTGACGATTGACGAGTCGCGCCGTGACCCGCACCTCACCGAGCGGCTGTACGGCGAGCTGCCCGGCATCATGCAGTGGGCCCTCGAGGGGCTTGCCAAGTGGCGGGAGGAAGGGCTCGGGTTGCCGTTGGCGGTGGACATGGCGACCGCTGACTACCGTTCGACCCAGGACGTGCTCGCCCGGTTCTTCGCTGACCGTGGCTACCGGCTCGAACCGGGAGCGACGGCGCGCGGCGACGAGTTGCACGCATCGTTCCAACGGTGGTGCGCCTCGCAGGTGCCGCCGCTCAACCCGCCGCAGACGCGGGCGTGGGGCGCGATGCTCGCCGAGAAAGGGTTGCGGCAGGCTCGGCGCTCCATCGGCGGCACACAGATTCGGGTGTGGGAAGGGCTCGCCGAGCCGTCCCTGACCCCTCCGCTGCCGTCGGCGACGAGCGTGCAAACCGACCTGTTCTGATGGGTACATATGTTCTATTAGACAGAATAGACCGAATTTCCAGGTTTCTCCGCGTAAGAGCTTCTTAGGGAAGAAAGTAGAAAAAGCGTCTATTCTGTCTAGACCACCGCTGAGCAGGCATAACGAAACGTTGCCAACTGTCAGCGCCGCTAGTAGTGTGGCGAAAAGCACCCGATCTGTAACGGAACTGCAACATCTATTCAGAAGGATTACTGCCATGACCGACTTCGGCTCCGCAGGTCTCCGACCTCCGACGGCTCCCTTCAAGACGCAACTAGCGAGCGGCGAAAGCTAGACGGCGAGGACTCGAACCTCGCAGACAACGCTCACGCGTAACCGGCCACGTTCACCGGTTCTGGCGCCATGCCCGTCTAGGCACCAACGAACAGATGGGCGGGATCACCTGCCGTCGGTCACCACCACCCTACCACAACCGGCGACGCCAACAGATTGGTGCGTTCTAACGGCGCAAAACGCACAGGGCGCAAGG